CCTGTGGCGCCCAATCGAGACGGCGCCGAAAGATGGCACTGCAATTCTGCTTACTGACGCGAGAGTGTTGGGATGGACCCAGGTTGCCGGGTGGGATGAATATCAATTCCGCGGGGAGACACGTTGGGGATGGGGCCGCGACGATTGCGATACCTATTGGCACCCGGAGATGTTCACGCACTGGATGCCGATACCGCAAGGCCCGGACACATCGACTGTCTGCACCTCGGGGGAGCCGCATGAGCGAACCTATCTGCGTGGCTGGAATGAAGCCATCGAACGGTGCGCCGAGATCGCGGAGAGCAGCGCGGTCACCAGCAACGGCACGAAAATCGGCATCGGCATCGCTACTAAAATCCGCACGCTTGCCGAAAGCCCGGACACCTCTCCTGATCGAGGTGCGAAATGACATTCTTGGCGATCGTGGCAATCGTGGCCGCAGTGATCAACGTGAGCGAGATACCCAAGAACCCCGACATCAAGGGATGGGCTTTTGGCATCGGCCTCCTGGTGTTTGTCGGGTGCTGGGCCTGGGCGATTGCATCATAAATGAACATCCTCACCCTCGACTTCGAGACCTACTTCGACGACGAGTACACGCTGAAGAAGCTGACCACCGAGCACTATGTCAGGGATGCCAAGTTTGAAGCGCATGGATGTGGCGTACGAATGCCTGAAGGCGATCTGGCATGGATGGACGACGGCGACTTCAGGGAATGGTTGAAGATCTGGGATTGGAATGAAACTGCCGTCCTCATGCACCACGCCCACTTTGATGGGCTAATCCTGAGCCACCACTATGGCATACGACCAAAATTCATCCTCGACACCCTCTCCATGGCCAGGTTACAGCTCGGCAACCACCTCTCGGTCGGTCTGGAATCGCTGGCTCGACACTATGGACTGGCCGCAAAAACTGTTCCTTACGATCGCATGCGCGGCCGCCATTGGGCTGACATGGATACTGATCTTCGAGCCACATTGGCCTCGGGCTGTCTACATGATGTTGAACTCACCTGGGACATCTTTAGGCGTCTGGGCGCCGGCTTTCCGCAGGAAGAATATCAGGTCATAGATATGACGGTTCGGACGTTCACCGAGCCGCAACTGGAAGGGGATATCGATGTCTTCGGAAAAGTCTGGAAATACGAACGAGAGAGAAAAGAACTACTCCTTCGCCAACTGGCAATTGACCCAGCAGATCTACAATCAGCTGTTAAATTTGCTGCACTGCTCCGAGCAGAAGGAATTGAACCAGAAACTAAAAGCGGTAAGTCTGGACCTATCCCAGCATTCGCAAAAACCGACGACTTCATGCAGGGACTGCTAGAGCATGACGACGAACGCGTTCGAACACTTGCCGAAGCTCGACTTGGGCTCAAATCTACGCTTGATCAGACACGCGCAGAACGCCTTGGGTTTATGGCTACCCGTGGACCAATGCCTGTCTATCTCAGCTACTGCGGTGCGCACACTACCCGATGGTCAGGTGGTGATAAGCTTAACTGGCAGAATCTCAAGCGCGGCTCAGATCTCCGCAAGGGAGCTCGAGCTCCCGCCGGCTACAAAATAGTCAAGGCCGACAAGTCGCAGATCGAGTGCCGTATCCTCAACTATGTAGCGGAGCAATGGGATGTCATCGAACGATTCCGAAAAGGTGAGGACCCTTATCTTCCAGGGGCTTCAAAATTCTATGGAAGAGAAATTACCAAAGCTGATCTTCCTGAGCGAGGATTTGGCAAGCAGCTTGAACTGTCTTGTGGATTTGGAGCCGGTGGGCCATCCATCGTACGTACTGCTGCACGAGGTACATATGGCCCAAAGATTGTACTTACAGAGGCTGATGGCATTGCGGCGCGCGATCTCTACCGCAGCACACACCCTGGAGTCCTCGCCTACTGGAAACAAGCAGGACGAATTATTAGCGCGCTCGCTGGCACCAGCGCTACCCTTGAGTGGGGACCCCTACAAGTTTCCACTGGAGTAATCCGTTGCCAAGGCATCCCGATCTGGTACCCCGAGCTCCACTTCCACCGCGACGAGGAGACCGGCGAGGAGTACTGGCGCTACAAGACCCGCAAAGGATGGGCCAAGCTGTATGGCGGCAAGCTGGTCGAGAACGTGGTGCAGTTCATGTCGCGCGTGGACATGTCACAGTCGTTGCTGCGCATCCTGGCGCGTACCGGCATCCGGCCGGCGCAGTTGGAACACGACGCCGCGGTGTGGGTTGTGAAGGAAGCCCTTGTCGTACCTTTCACAACTGTGGTACAAGAAGAAATGACCCGGGCGCCGACCTGGTTGCCCAACATCCCGTTGGGATGCGACATTTCAGTGGGAGAGACGATGTGACGGACAGAGAACTTCTAGTATTATGCCAAGCCGCATTTCAAGCAATCCCCGTTGCAGCGCGAGCGCGCAAGGTTTTGAAGAGCCTGGATCGCAAGCCAATTGCTTATGCGGGCAACGGGAGCCACATCCTGGCTTCTGAAATGGCTCAAATGATAGACGAACATTTGCAAGGAAAACTGTAATGCCCAGCAAATCACCCGCACAAAAACGCACGATGGCCGCGATCGCCCACGGCTGGAAACCACCAAAGGGGAGCAAGGTGGCGAAGATCCCCAAGAAGGTTGCTAAAGAGTACGCAGCCGCAGACAAGAGGAAGAAGAAATGAATATTGCCAACGAAGTGTCGTCGATCGTTTCGGAAGTGGAGAGCCTGCGGGCCGAGAATCATGTCCTCAAGCGCGCCAACGAAATGCTGGAGTTTGAGAAGGACCAGCTTACCAAGGCGCTGGGACAAGCAAGGACCGAACGCGATCACCACATGATCAAGAAGGGTGAACTAAAAGCGCTGCTCGACGGCGCCGGCAACTTCCTGGTCAGCGGCATCCGTAAGTACCACGACGAACAGCTGCCGGAGCTGGAGACGACCGCCACTTCCCCTCCGCTGCGGCTGGCGGTGGCGGACAAGGCCGCGGAATAGTTGTTCGAGCATCATTTGCCAACCCCGGACATTGGGGTTGGCACCGTTACCTTATTTGGGAACACCTTCGCCGCGGGAGAGACGTGTGAAATTACCAGTGGCGAGCCACACCTTCCTGAACGACTGGGACAATTGTCCCTACAAGGCGTACCGGAAGTACATCAAGAAGGATCTGGGCAAGTTCGTCCAGACCGAGGCGATGAAGTGGGGCAACGAGGTCCACTCAGCCTTCGAGGTGAGGATCAAGCATGGCACGAAGTGGCCGGAAGGCATGGAGAAGTTCGAAGCGATCGCTGCGCCCCTGGTACAGGCAGGCGCCATCGCGGAAAAGATGCTCGCCATCACAGTGGAGGGAAGCCTATGCGACTTCTTTGCTAAGGATGCCTGGCTTCGCGGAAAAATCGACTCTACTGTTATCCGCGATCGCGTCGCTGCTATATGGGACTGGAAGACCGGCAAGCGCCGTGAAGACAAATCAGAGCTCGAAGTCCACGCAGTCCTATTGAAGGCATGGCAGCCGACGGTGCAGCGCGTGGTCGCGCACTACGTCTGGCTCCAGGACAATGAAGTCGGGAAGGCGCACGACGTCTCCGACACCGAGAAGAAGCTGGCAGACATCCGGTCGACCATGAACACGGTGAAAAACTGCATGGAGATCGAGGACTTCCCCAAGCGGCGAAACCCGCTCTGTGGATGGTGTGACGTACTGGACTGCGAGAACAACACAAAGGGGAAATAGATGATTACTTTGAAACCACATCAATCAGCGCCTGAAGTTCGCGTAGACGTTAACGTAAGCTACATAGGCGCAGCAGGAATAGCACGGCTAATCCGTGCATTGGCTATTGCTCAAAAATGGCTGGATAAAGAAAAAGGAGCAAAGAAGTGAAAGTCACCTTCTTCCTCCCCGCTGGCTTCATCGAATGGATGGTGCCGCCCGACGCCCAAGGCACCTTCGTCTTCGGCGCCCTAGTCAAGTCTATCCGCGCCGATGGCTTCTTCATGGCGCCGGACCTGTATCTCCAGCATGCTGCGATCGTCGGCATGATGTTCACCGCTGAAGGCATGACATCGCCCGCGGCTGTGACGGGGATGACGAAGCAATGAAACCCGAAGCCCTGATCAAGCAGCATATCCGCGCCTTCCTGGTCGATGAGAAGCATGCCTACTACTTTGCGCCGGTGCAGAACGGCATGGGCATCGCCGGGGTCGACATCTTCTGCTGCATCGGGGGCCGCTTCGTCGGGATCGAAGTCAAGGTGCCGGGCAAGCGCCCGACGCCGCGCCAGCAGCAGACCCTCGAGCGCATCATCGCGGCGGGCGGGGTGGCGTTCTGGACTGATTCGCTTTCTTACACCAAAGAGATGCTGGAGGCGGCGGGGCTATGAAATGTCCGTGTTGCCAAGGAACCGGAAAGATTGACGAGATCCCGGAATCATTGCTTTCGCCCATGCAGCTGAAAATCTACCAGTCAATTCGTGACAGCTCCAAGGGGATTGGCGGAGAGGAGCTGATTAGAATACTCTACGGCCATCGCTACGACGGTGGTCCTGACTGGCCTTGGGATTCCATCCACGTTACGATCTACAACATGAACAAACGCTTGGCGATTGTTGGCCAACGTGTGTGCTCTAATCGCCGCGGCGCTGGAGCAATCTATCGAATAAAGCAATCAGATGTGGTTTGACGCCCAACGCAACGTCATTGTCTACGATACCCCGCGCGCCGCCGAGATCGCGGAGAGCGTGCCGGGATCGGTGCGCCTGCACAACGGCTTCGTCGCGGCGCCGGCCACGCTCTATAATCTCCAGCTGTTGCGCTACCTCGGCTTCCCCACCATCCAACCCATGGACATCGCCTATGATTGGCCAGGTCGATATGTGCCGTTTCAGGCGCAACGTGTTACTGCTAATTTTCTCAGCGTGCATCCTCGGGCTTTCGTGCTCAACGATATGGGTACTGGCAAGACTCTGGCCGCTCTCTGGGCTGCTGATTTTGTTATGCGCTGTAATGTGGGGGTGCGCTGTCTGGTTGTCGCTCCCCTGTCGACGCTAGAGAGGGTGTGGGCAGATGCCATCTTCCAGAATTTCCTCGGACGTCGACGATGTGTTGTACTCCATGGATCAGCAGCTAAGCGAAGAGAACTTCTCGCGCAAGAAGCTGACTTCTACATCGTTAACTACGATGGTGTGGAGGTGCTGGAGCGAGACTTATTGGCACGCAGTGACATACGAATGGCAATCGTTGACGAGGCGTCCGCTTATCGTAATCGTACAACCGCACGACATCGATTGGCGCGGAAGCTCCTGGTCCCGAAAGACTATCTTTGGCTGATGACTGGCACGCCGACACCGAACGGGCCCACTGACGCCTACGGCATGGCCAAGCTGGTCAACAACGCCTTCGGCGAAGGCTGGGGTTCATTCCACGATCGCGTCATGGTCAAGGTCACCCAGTGGAAATGGGTGCCCAAGCAGGGAGCGCACGAGGCCGCACACAAACTGATGCAGCCCGCCGTTCGCTTCGCCATCTCCGACTGCATCGATCTGCCGCCATGCACCGTGCAGCAGCGCGATGTCGATCTCTCGCCGGAGCAGAACAAGGCCTACAAGGAGATGAAGCGTGACCTGGTGCTGCAGGCCGCCAAGGGGCCGATCACCGCGGCCAACGAAGCGGCATTGCGTCTGAAGCTGCTGCAGATCGCCTGCGGCGCCGTCTATGGCGCCAACCGCGAAATCCACATGGTCTCGGCGCAACCGCGCGTGAAGGCGTTGCGTGAGATCATCGAGCAGTGCAACGAGAAAATTATCATATTCGCACCCTTTACAAGTGTCGTACATATGCTACATAGGGAGTTGAAGAAGGACTACTCGGTGGAGATCATCAATGGCGAGGTATCAGCCACGAAGCGCAACGAAGTGTTTGCTGCGTTCATGGGAGCTCAACATCCCCGCGTCCTTGTGGCCGACCCCGGCACCATGTCCCACGGCCTCACCCTTACGGCGGCGTCGACCATCGTCTGGTATGCGCCCACGGACAGGACGGAAACCTATCTACAGGCCAACAAACGGATCGACCGACCTGGACAGGTTCATGCAACGACAATTGTTCAGCTGGCGGCTACGCCGGTGGAAAGAGAAATCTACCGGCGGCTAGAGAGCAACGAGACACTGCAAGGGCTGGTGCTCGCACTGGCAAAGGGGAAGATCTGATGAACAAGTGGAAAATTGATATCTACGACAGCGCTCATTCTCCCTTCGGTCTCTACCGAATGACCGCACAGGAAAGCATGTGGCGCGATGCCAGGTGGGATTGTATTGAGCGCTTTCCAACGCGCGAAGAAGCCAAGGTCTTCTGGGAGAAGATCAAGGATCTGCCGGAGTATCTGTCATGAACACTGGCGAAATGATCCAGCAATACATTAAGCTGCGTGACCACGTCGAACTCAAGACCAAGGAGTTCGAGGCCGGCCTGAAGCCGTACCGTGACGGCATGGCCGCGATCGAGAGTGCCGTCAGCCAGCAAATCATCGAGATGGGTGGCGAGTCAATCAAGACCGAGTTCGGCACCGCCTACCGCACCACTGTGATGGCGGTGAAGATGGCCGACCGCCAGGCGTTCATGGAGTTCGTCACCCAGGACTGGGGCGAGCGCGAAGCCTTCTTGACTTCCGCCGTCACCAAGGACGTGGTGAAGGACTGGATCGAACAGAACAACTCGAAACCACCCGGCCTCGACATCGCCTACATCCACAAGACCAACTTCAGGAGAGCTTAATGACTTCAAACGTTCCCGCACACATCCTCGCGCGACAGAAGCGCGATCTCGTCGGCGCCGCCCTCGGTGGCATCAACGCCGGCTCGCCGGCCCACATCTCGATCGCGGGCAACCGCTTCACCCTGGTCGACGACGCCGGCAACGAGAAGCCGGTGCAGACCTTGAACCTCGACGTCTGCGTGATCGACGCCAACCCGTCGGTGTCCAAGATCTACTTCGACCCGTCCAAGCCGTTCGTGCCTGGTGGCGATAACTCCAACCCGCCGATTTGCTGGTCGGACAATGGCATTGGCGCCAGCGCGCAGGCTTCGCAGCCGCAGCACACCACGTGCCAGATCTGCCCGCACAACGCCTGGGGCTCGGCGAAGTCCAAGGCGACCGGCGCCGATACCAAGGCCTGCAACGACGTCAAGAAGGTCGCGGTGCTGGTTCCCGGCATCCCGCAGGTGTTCCTGCTGCGCGTGCCGCCGGCCTCGCTGAAGGGCTGGGGCAAGTATTGCAATACCCTCGCCGGTCACGGGGTCGATCTGCCGGATGCGGTAACGCGCATCGAGTTCGAGAGCCAGGGTATCCTGAAGTTCTCGCCGGTTGGCTATGTCGACGCGGAGACTGCGGCGTTGACCGAGAAGATCTGGGAAGGCAAGGGAACCGACCAGCTGGTAGGGAAGAACGACCGGCCGTGGACGGGCCAGGCGGACGCTCAGAAGCTCGCTTATGCGCAACAGCAGAACGGGGCGGCACTGGCGCCTCCGGTCGGCAACCTGCAGCAGGGGGCCATGCCAGCCCCGACAATGGCCCCTCCGCCGCAGCCGTTCGGAGGACCAGCGAATCAGTCAGCCCCTTTCGGGGGCTCCCCAACCCCTGGACCGGCCAATAGCCCTTTTGCCCAGACTGCGCAGCCCGTTGCACCAATGGATACTGGTGCGGGGTTTGCGACGGCGACGGCCCCCGAATCACCGAAGGCCCGCAAGCCGCGCTCCAAGGCAGCGGCAGCCGTTGGCCTCCCCGGCAAGGATGATGACGGCATCCCGCCGTTCCTGCGGAACCAGTCGAACGAAGCAGGACCAGCGCCGACAGCTCCACCGCCGAATACCTTCGGCATGGACCCCTCGCCGGCGGCGCCTGACGCGGGCATTGCAGCAGCGCTTGACGCTGCATTCAGGCTGCCGACGTGAAACAGCCTGAATTCTTTTGGGCTCCGCCTGACAAAATGCCCATCGTGGCGATGACGCTTTACCGTGGATTTATCGTCATCGCCACAGCCAGTGGGGTCTACACGATAAAGGAACCCCACGAGGTAGGCCTAGACAACCATGTGGTTGAGAAGGTGGTCTTCAAATGAAATCGTTCTCTCAACGGCTGATCGCCTGTTTACGAAAGGCGAAGATGACGCCGGGCGACTTGCGCTGGTGGTTCGATCGGCCCTACGCTACGACCGCCACCTGGGTGCGCGGTCGCGAGCCGAGGGGGCCGGCGGGGGAAGAGGCACGGCGGCGCCTCGCCCTCCTGGAGAAGGGGATAGCTACCGGCCGCGGCTTCCCCGTCCCAGCCAACCTGTCGAACCTGGAGCGTCCTCGCCACATCGAGAAACTTTATCATGACATCAGCGCTGCAGTTTCTCGAAAGAATACTGCCACACGAAGGTTACAAATGCGCGACGGTGTTCAATGAAGGAAAAGTCTGGAACAAATTCTTTACGACGGTGGGCGAGCTCGAGAAGTTCATCACCCAGCAGGACGGTCTGGAGCGAACTGTTTACCACGCGTGCGGGGTCTTCGGAACACCAGACTCTCGCAAACAGTCCAACGCCATTGGAGCCAGATCTTTCTGGTTTGACATCGACGCCGGGGAAGGCAAGCCTTACGCTACCGCCACTGATGCGGCGCTTGCTGTTCAGAACTTCGTTTCAAAAATCGGGATACCTAAACCGCTATATGTTGGATCAGGTAACGGTATCCATACGTACTGGCCTCTCAGCGAAACCTTGGGCAGCCGCGAGTGGCTTCGATATTCAACAGGACTTAAAAACCTTGCACGCCTTCACAGCTTGGCGATTGATGGGGCTAGGACTTGTGATCTCGCGTCAGTATTGCGAACTCCCGGAACCCACAACCGAAAGGGCGGGAACGCCGCTCTAGTCCGCGCCGGCGAGCTGGTCGGCCCGTACGACCTGGAGGACTTCAAATGTTTTTTGGAAGGGGAAGCAAATGAACCGCCGATTCTCGGAAGACAACCGCGATCTACTGGAAGTTCTGTCCCAAGCGTCATCGCTGCCGCAGCCAACATCTATGCCAACGAGCCCCACTGGACCGAACCTGTTGTTAGGGCTTGCAAGCAAGTTGCACGACTTGCACTTACAGCTGGTCGACTTGATGAACCAGCTTGGTACGCTGCATTGGGAGTTCTATCGGCATGCACAGATGGAGAAACATACGCCCACCACTGGAGTTCAGGATACGCCGGCTACACCCATGCCGAAACGCAGTCCCGACTTGATCGAAGCCGAGAATTCGGTCCTACGACTTGCGGAAAGTTTGAAGGGCTCAACCCAGCCGGCTGCCAAGGATGCCCCTTCCGCGGCAAAATCACGAGTCCGATACAGCTGGGACGAGTACAAGCGTCACTGCGTAGAATCGAAAACAATCCCGTCGTGGACGAATTACGAAGGGATCTTGGAAACGACGGGGTGGAAGGGAACGGCTTGCCCACCCTCCCCGAAGGCTACCAGTGGAAAGGCCGCAGTCTCGTCCTCGAGCTCGAAAAGAAAGAAGGCGTCCCGCTCTCTGAAGTAATATCGACCTACCCGATCTACCTCGACGCGGTACAGACCGGCGAGGTGGCCGGTGGCTACAGTCTCTCGATGAAGCTGGAGCTGCCACATGAACCGGTGCAGTCGATCATTATGTCGGCGAAGACGTTCTTCTCGGCGTCAGGCCTGAGCGAAATCGCCGGCCAGGGTGTGATGGTGCACTCGCCGGACCTGTTCAAGAAGTTCGTGCGCGACTCGGTCGACATGTGGAACGGAGCAAATAAATTGGAGCGCAGGTATGACCAGTTCGGATGGAAAGACGAAGACAGCGCATTCCTCTACGGAACGCAACTCTATACAGCAACATCTGTTCGACCTGTCATCGGTTCTGATGAAGTACAATCACGCTCCCAATACCTTGGGCCACGCCGAAATGGTTCGATTGGAGCTTGGTCTAGTGCGGCTAACAAGTTATTTACCCTGGGCCATGAAGTTCAAGCTTTTGCTCTCCTTAGCTCATTCGCTGCACCTCTCATGCGATTTCATTCTTCGGGAGAGGGCGGGGCAATCGTTAGCCTCGTCTCTGACAAATCAGGCACTGGTAAAACTACTGCGCTTGAGGCGGCTGCTTCGGTGTGGGGTCGTCTCAAAGGGACGCAAATCATCGACGACGACACTGCCGTCGCCAAGGGACTGAAGCTCGGCGTGTTCGGCAACATCGCCTGCACCTATGACGAGCTCTACAACCGCGACCCCGAGAGCATCCGCCGGTTCGTGCTGATGTTCACCAATGGAAGGGACAAAGACCGTGGCACAGCTGATGGCACTCTGCGTCATGTGCGTGCTGAGTGGCAAACCATCCTGCTACTCGCCTCCAACAACTCAATTGTTGACATCCTTTCTTCGATGGATGGAACAGACGCGCCGGCCTACCGTGTACTGGAATTTATCATGGACACGCCAGCCACCATGGACAAGCGACGAGGCGATGTCCTTAAGCAACAACTCGATGCTAATTCCGGTTACGCTGCCGATCTGTACCTACGAAACCTCGTCCAGCCCCAGACCCTGAACTACATCAAGGAGGCACTCCCCAAATGGACCGACAACGTGTGGCAACGGACGGGGCTGGACAAGGAGCATCGCTTCTGGGTACGGACGATCGCGAGCGTTATGGCAGCTGGCGTCATTGTGAAGCATGCCGGACTGCTGGACTTTTCGGTCGACCGGATCACGGGATGGGCGATCGAGCAAGTGCAGAGCAAACGGACGCTGCACTCGGAGCTGAGTGGGCACAGGAACCCTATTTCGATGCTGGTCTCTTTCTTGGATCAGCACTTGCTCGATACTATTGTAGTGCCGAAGAGCTTCAAGCCTGGCCCGAATCAGACCTCGCACGTGCTGCTAGAGCCAAGACGGAACCTCCTGGTTCGTCATGAGCTGACCGACCATCGGATCTATATCGAGGAGCAGACACTGAAGAAGTGGCTGGTCAAGGTCGGCGTCAACACCGAGGGCTTCTATCGGGATCTCAAGGACAAGGGCATCCTGGGCACTTCGAGACGGATCACCTTGGGCGCCGGCACACCACACTCAACCGGCCAGGTAACTGCACTCGAGATCATTGCCAACCACCCACTGATGTCGGGGCACCTGGCTGCCGTGGAGACGATCGTTTCGCCAGCGGTGAAGCGCGCATAGCCCAGAGTTTCAAACAGTCCGCCACATGAACGAGACAGAACATGAAGGTGCTTGATCTATCCGCCGGCAACCGCGGCATCTGGTTCGACAAGGCGCACCCATGCGCGACGTTTGTCGATATCAGACCGGAGGTTAACCCCGACTTCATTGCAGATACCCGGGCGCTGCCGGCGGAGATCGGCGACGGGTATGACCTGATCGTTTTTGACCCGCCGCATAAGAACAATGGCCAGAATTTCGGAATGGTTCGTAGCTACGGCAGCTTTAGCCACGACGAGATCAGGGCAACTATTAAGGGGACGGCAAAAGAGGCTCACCGAGTGGCCCGCGATGACGCCCTGATGGCGTTCAAGTGGCATGAAGGCCACATCCGTCTTTCCGGTGTGTTGGAGCTACTGGCACCATTTTGGGAGCCGCTATTTGGTCACGGCGTCACACATCAACAAAAAGGCACGTCTTGGGTGATGCTGCGGCGCGCAACATAGCCCGGTCTGGCCGGCTGTCCGAAACATTGGAGACAACATGACGTTCATTATCACGACGCGGAATCCTAAGAGCAAAAAGCTGCTTATCATCACGAACGAGGACGACGATTACGCGGCGGAGTTTGAAACGGAGCCAGAGGCCATGGAAGCGGCCCACGAAACTACCCTTTGCAAGGCATGGGGCTGTGAAGTTGTCGAGGTCGCATAGGCCCGGACTGGCAAGGAGACCGCCAAATTAACAGGAGAACGACTATGAACAGCTATATTGGCCTTTTTCTGATCGCGGTTGGTGCCCTGACAATATATTTAGACCGCCCGAATCCAGAACCAAAGAATTGGAAAACGCTAGTCATCTGGCGCACAGATGATTGGAAAGTTGGTGCGATGTCGTGGTTTGATGGTGCCCTCACCAAGGACCAGATCGAAAAGTCTGGCTACGCCCCCACGGGGTTCAAGGTGATGGAAACCGTTACTGTCAACGGCTTCCCGGCATCTGCCGAGCAGATTCAATCTTTGGCGTCGCAAACTCAGTAAGGCCCGGTCATCGGTAGAGTACGAAACCCCCGCATTCAGCGGGCTAAAGGAGGGCCACATGGCCAAGAAAATGAAGCCAATGCCGTTCAAGAAGGGCGATAAAAAAGACGACAAGAAGCTGCCGCCGAAGAAAAAGAAGTAATCAGGCGTTAATAACTTTCAGGTTCGCATCCTCGCGATCCATCCGTGCGAGGAGTTGCGCCAAAGTGTCGGTGGTTCGTTTCTTCAAACGCGAATCATCGACACGCAACTGGGTGGTCAGCGTCAGGCGAACGGCATCCATCATGATGGCGTCAGCCTTGGGGTCTCCGGTCCAGTCTTCATCGAGTACTTCCGACAATCGCGTCAGCGCCTTGTTGGTGATGTCGTCCAGCACTGCCGAGTTGTCCAGCACCGCGTCGCGCGCTTCCTTGACGATCTCCACACTGGCATAGTGCACCGGCGCTGCGGGCAGACAGATGTCGTCGAGCGACCCGATCGAGGGGACGTCGTTCTTGTGTCGCTTGCGCAGGTACTCTGGCATCTCGCCGAACATCACTGCGGCCCTCCGTACTGTCGTTCCTGTTTTTTATCAGCCCGGACTTTGGACTTCCAGTCCCGCTGTCCGATCCCTTTCTTCATCTTCTCATAACCCTCCGGGTCCTGCAGGAACGCCGGCGCCGGCCGCAGCCCTAGCAGAGATTCGCCAACCCCGATATTCGATCCCCTCTTCTGGCCCTGCGCGATCTGCTTGAGCGAAATCGGGCCCAATGAACGGTAGACGTATTCGAAATACTGCCGCACCTGGTCAGGCGTCGGCGCGTTCTCGTCACGAATGGGCTTGTCACGCCAGTCCTTGTTGGTGATGGTCTCACCCACCATGCGCGGCAGGGTGGCCATCTTGTTCTTGGCCTCCTGCACCGGGTGGTGATACCAGCCGAACACGTCTTTCATGTAGCCGGGCATCATCGCCCGTTCCTTAACTTCACCTCTGCCGCCGACGCCGGGCGCCGTGCCGCCGGTCAGCCCACCGCGCATCAACTCCTCGATGCTCTCCGGGTCCTTGCCAGTCTTCAGCTTCTGGTAGACCGCATTCAGCGTGGCGTAGACGATCGGCAGCGCGATGACATAGGCAGCCTTCGGATCATAGTGCTTCGACTTCGGCGACAGGCTGGAAGGATGCCGCACCAGCGATTTAGCTCCGCCGCCGATCTCCTGGATGGTGCCGAACGTCCACGAATAAGACCGCAGCGAGATTTGCAGCGCCTGCTTGAGCGTCTTGTTCCAGAAGATGTTGTCCTGCACGGTCTCGCCGAACCGGTTGTCGATCGAGTTCCAGATTTTTCGCGCGGCCTTGAGCTGTTCAGCACGGGGTGCGCCCGGGTTGGCCTCCATCCACGAGGCCATGTTGTCGTAGAACGCACCGTTCTTCAGCTTCGGGATGGTGTACTCAAACAACGGTTTGGCAAAGGTCTGCAGAATGCGGCCGACCTGACGGAACGGGTAGATCGCCGCGGTCTTCAGCGGCGCCTGAGTAAACTCCTTGCCCAGCGCCTTCACTTCCATCAGCGCGGTGCCATGCTTGAAACTGTCCCAGTAGGAACCACCAGCCGAGTATTCGTACTCCGGCGCGTGCTTCATCCCCTTGGCGCGGCCGCCGGCCTCGGTGAGGAGATCCGTGATCTCGCGCATCAAGGGCGTGCCCTGCTTCTTGCCGAGATAGACGTGCTCGAGCTCGCGGCCACGTACCACGTTGGTGACCGGTTTGACCGGTGTCACGACCAGTGACTTCACTGCGCTGATCGGCTTGCCGGCGGCGAGCTCGCCGATCGCCTTGGCCACGCCGTTGACCACCGCCTCCTGCGCCATGGTCGACATGTGGAAGCCGGAGATGCCGAGCTCGAGCGCAGTGACGGAGTTGGTCGCCTTGCGCGCGGCGTCGTAAACCATGCCGAGATCTTCGTTCCACCCGTGGATGCCGCGATCCACAAAGTTGTTGTAGACCCGGGCCCAGTCGGCCGGCGCGTAGACGGGACCGCCTGCCTTGCGGGTATTGACTTCGACCCAGCCAGGCGGCTGTTCGCCGGGTGTATAGTGCTTGAGCGTGCCTTCCTTCAGACCCTTGTCCAGCACCTGCTTGGTCGCGATGAAGCGGTCCATCGACTGGACGTAGCGCATGGTGACTTCGAGCGGGTTGAGGCTGACCGGCTCGAGCCCTCGCGCAATGCCCTCCGCAACTGTCGGCACGGAGCGCTCTTTCAGGAAGCGCCCTGTGCCTTCCTTGGCGGGACCCGTAAACGCCTGCGCAGCGGCCTCCGGGTCTTTCCACAGATGGGTGTAGTAGTCCTGGACGAATTGGGCCTTCTCGGTCGAGTCGAGCGCTTCGATCTTAGAGCGGCGCAGGTCCATCGACTTCTTGACGGCGTCGGCTACGGGCATCAGATCCTCGCGCAGCGGCGCGGTGCCTTCCTTGGACCGGGTCTCGATGTAGTCGATCAAGCGCAGCTTCTCTTCATCCGGCAGCCGGGAGACCTTCTGGCTCTCGGCGTCGAGCGCGGCGCGCGTGGTCTCGGTGTCGCGTGCGGCCTTGCCACCGGCCTGCCGGATGTCGGCCGCGGCGGACTGCGCCATCGGTGAGACTTCATCGGGGTTGAGAATGTTCTGGACGACGCGCGCAGCCTTGCGGGCGCCGGTCAGCTGCTGCGGACTGGGCTCGGGGTGGGCGAGTGCTGCTTCCAAAGCTTCAATCTTTGGCTTATTGACATCGATTTCGGTCACGGGTTCCGCGATTTTAGCGGGCTCCGGCGGTGCCAGTGGGTCTGCCTTCTGTGACGGCGCCGTCACACTCGGTTCTACCGGCTTGACCGAATCAGTCGGGTGCGCCCGCGCGCCGCCCACCGTCTTGCGCAGCTGAGCCGTTGCCAGCGCGGCCTCGGCCGCCGGCTCTACGGATGCCTTGGGTTCGCCACTGCCCATGGTGGCGACGTCCTCTTGGCTCCCCTCGATCGCGCGCTGCGGCAAGCCCAGCAGCGACGTCAGCATGCGCCCAACACTGGCGCCCACGCCGCCAATGATCGGCTCCGGGTCGATCTTCTCATGCACCTTCTGCAGGAAGGTAGGCTCAGAACTGGCCGTTGGCGCGGTTTGTGGAGCGACTGCTGCCTGGATGGGGGTCTGCGACACCGGCTTCCAGGGGTCCTGCTGCGTGGTCTCCTCGACCACGGCCCAGCGATCCTCGAACTGTGGCGAGGCTGGTTCCTGGCTGACAACCTCCCATCCGGCCATCAGTCTACCTTCTTGGGCTGCCCATCAGGTCCAACAGTCCATTTCTGGCCGTTGGCAAAGGTGGTGATGGTGCCCGGCTTGAGCATGGCGAGCGGCGGCGTGTCGGCCGCGGGTGCGCCACCGGTGACCAGTGGGGCGTTCTGCGGGACCTGGCCTTGCACTTTGGGCGCTGCCGGTGCGCCGGGTGCTGCCGTTCCGCCGGTGGGCGTGGATGCCCCTATCCGGTCGCGCATTGCGCTGATCTGCGCTTCATACGCTGAACGTTGCTCCGCCAACAGAGCATCCTTGTCCGCCTTCGACAGGTTGGAGTTGACCGAGTTGGACTGAATGATCTCAGTGGCGCGCTTGTGCAATGCGTCGACCGTCGCGCGCCACTGCCCCAATGCCTGCCTGTCGCCGGTTTGCTGAGCCCGCTGCGCCAGTGCGTCCGCCTGCAGCTGGAGCCGCTGGTAGCCTTGATCTTGCCGCACGGCAGTGCTCGCAGCCAGCCGCGCTTCGCGCGCGTCGAACCGTCCCTGCTTGCCGGCCTCGGCCGCTTTCGCGGCCTCGATGCGCGCCTGCGCCAGTTCTCCGGTCTGCTGCAGACGCTGCTCCTGCATCTTCTTGCGCAACTCGGCCAGGTCCTCCTTGGACTGCCGGTCGAGCAGCGGCGCGGCGCGCTCCAGCGCCGCCATCAGGATCTCCGGGTGGCCTTGCACCTGCGGCGTGGTCTGCAGGATGCGCTTGGTCAAGGCCTCCAAACTGATCTCCGGCAGGCCCCCGCCACCTTGCGCGACAGGGGCGCCCGGCGGTCCGGCAGCGGGGGGTGCTTGCTGGACAGGTACCGGTGCCTGAGGAGTTGGCACCTGCCCCGGCGAAGGAGCGTTCGGAACGGATGCCTGCCCTGGCGGAGGGGCGAGCGGCTGACCGGGGTTCGGGGCTGGCGGAGGTTGCGCCCCGGTCAGCGCGCGGCCGAGCACTTGCGCGCCCAGTAGCTTGTTGGCCGCCTCCTTAGCGGCAGCCTGATTCTTCTCGACGTCAGCCTGCGTGTTCTCCGCCGCCTGATAGCCGGGGTAGACCGCTGAGAAGCCGGAGAGGTTCATCAGGCATCACCTAAAATTGCGGCATGGAGTAGCCACCAATGTTCATGTAACTGGTCGGCCCACTGCTACCTCCAGACAATCGCCCCAGCCCCGAAAGTCCGGCACCGAGGTTAGCCCCCAGTTTCTGGTTCTGGTTGAACTGGTTGTTCTGAGCAGTGATCTGATTCGCGTACGCCTGATTCGCCACCCCGGCTGACTGGTTGCCAACACCCAGGTACTGCAGATAGTCTGCAATCGCCTGCTGCGCAGTGTTCGTCGCCCCAGCCCCATACTGTCCGAAGTTCTGCAGCGCACCCAGTTGGTTGCCGCTGATGGTGTTGGCCGTCGAATAGGGTAGCGCCGAAGCGTTCTGCAGAGTTTGCAGGCCCAGCGTCGAGACATTCTGGCCGAGGTTGATGGCGTTGCCACCGGAGTTGGCGAGGTAACCAGCCCCTTGGGCGGCGGTGTTCTGCCGCTGAAGCTGCTGATTCTGCCAGTCAATGTTAAAGTCCGACAGCCCCTTGTTCTCGATCCCGGCGCCGTAAGGCGACATCGCGATGCCTCGCGCGCTCTCGCCGGCACGAATCGAATCGGTCAATTGCTGTTGGGTACGGTCGCGCAATGCGTTCTGAGGGTCGAAGCCGGTCTGCAGGATGGACTGCGCGTAGGGCAGCATGCCCTGCCCCGCGTTCATCAGGTCCATGCCGGCACCGATCTGGCCGCCGCCTACGCCCCAGCCCGCGCCGGCCGTGGTGTTCGCCCCCTGCTGGTACAGCCCTGCATAGGGGTTGTTGACCATGTTCTGGGCGATGCCGGAAGCCTGTCCGTAATTCTGGCCATAGGCGTTGTAACCCGCCAGATTACCAATCCCGGCGATCGCGCCTTGGTCGGCCTGTCCCTGAAACTGGGGCTGGTAGCTGGGCGGCGGGGGCGCAGGTTGGTTGTTGCCCCCACCAAGCATGCCAAACAGTGAGCCGCCAATGCTGGCTGCAGCGCCGATCGTGAGAGGATCAAAACCCATTACAGTTTCCTCGAATAGACGATCTCGGTTTGTTCAAAGCCCAGCCGTTCCAATAATTTGCCTGCGCGCATGCCCATGAAATGGCACTCAATCGAAGCGACCACAAACAGGCTACCCCATTCCTTCGACTGGCGCAAAAGTTCCTTGAACATGCGCACGCCAGTCCAACCCTGCCGGTGCACCGGGTCGAGCCAATAGGTATCGACACGGGCAACGTGGGTAGACATGGAATGCGGATGGGTGACGTAGAGCGCGAACAAATACCCGATCAGCTGCCCTTCAAACCGCACGGTGAGGATGCGCAGCGCGCCGCTGACGTCGAGAGCGTAGTACCGATCCCAGTCCGGCGCGCAGACAAACACGTCTTTGTGCAACGCCAGCTCCCGCCAGTGTTCCATGAACAGCGGCGGGAGCTCGTGGGCGATCGCGTTGAACCTCTCCCAGGCAAACTCAGGCGCAGCGGGGGCCGAGGGTGCCAGGGCTGGAAGCGACGTCGGTACGAGTCGGAGTGTTGACGCTCGGGCTCTTGGGGAGCTTCGTGGAGGCGTCACTGGAGCTGGCACTGTCATTGGTCAGCCCCTTCAGAATATCGCCCGAGGGCGGTCCTTGCTTGGCCATGCTGATCTCCTAGTTGTAGCAATTGAAGCTGAGTGTACCCGCGGTCACCGCATTGGTGGTGGTGCCCGCATTGACCCCAATGATGGACAGGGAGCCCGCTGTCGGGACCACGGTGGCTACCGTGACTGCTGAACCAGCTGTAAATGCCGTGCTCCACGTCGCCGAGCATGACGAGTTGGCCGCCACGGCGCTGTTGGTCACGGTAAAAGTCTGGTTGGTGCCAGTCGCAGCAATTGTAATGCCGCTGGTATAAGCAACCTGCCCACGCTGGCCGTTGCAGATCTGGGTACCCGTTCCAGACACCGAGCAGAAACTGCCAATGCTGATAACCGGGTTGGCCGTAGCATAGCCGGCCTGTCCGTTGAGCTGTTGGATCAGCGCGTTGATGGTGCCAACGATCTGCGACGGTTCGCTGTATTGCGAGGTCGACGGCAGCAGCGGGATAGTAGCGCCGATGGCCAGCACGGCCGAGAAAATCAGGCCCGTGAGGGCATAGGCGATTCGTTTCAGCATGGTAGTCTCCCTCAAGGCCCTCATGGGCGGTTCACACTAACAGTTCCCCTTTAAAACTCAATCAGTAGTATTCCTCGACGATCATGATGCCGGTAGCCCCGTTGCCCCCGTTGCCCCCACCACCTGAGCCAGCAGCGCCAGCACCACCCGCACCGACCGCGTAAGTATAGCTGGCCGCTGGTGACGTAATGACATGCTCCACGCAACCACCTGCGCCACCGCCACCCGCACTGTTCACCGAGAACGCGCCACCACCACCACCCGAACCGCTGTTAGCTGCCGCCGAAAGCCCCGCACCCGTGGCAGCAAGGCCGCCGCCACCTGCACCGCCCAGGCACGAATTACCGCCGCCGGCGCCTGAACCATTGGTCGACCCGTTGGAGCCGTTACCCGAGCCACCTGCAATATTCATGATGTTGCCGTTACTGGCAGAACCAGCTGCACCTTGCGTCGCCGTGCCTGCGAACCCGCCACCACCTGCGACCAGCGAGCCTCCGCTAAAGGTGGAGTTGTTGCCTGCCGTTGATACCGCACCATTGTTACCCCCACCGCCTCCACCTCCACCGCCGACCAGGCGGATGCGTATCCAGCGCACATTGGCCGGCGTGGTGTAAGTGCCAGCCTGCGCCGTCGTGACGACTTGCCGCGTGGGCACTGCACTGGCGACCGCCGCGCCATTGGCCTTGGAGTAGTTGCTGACCAGCCAGTTTCCGCTGCCGAGATACTGCGCCACAGCCGTGTCATTGGCTGCAGTTACGATGTTTGCCGTGCCCGGCAGGATCAAACTGGTGCCGTTGTGCGTCAGCGTCAGGGCGTTGTCGAACTTGATTCGGTAGATCGGATAAGTCGTCAACGCGCTGGAGCCAAACGAAGTGACCGTTGTGGTGCCGCTGATCAAAGCGTTGTGGCTGGATATCGTGCCAAGATCGACCGTGCCACTAGCGGCGATCGTCGTCAGCGGGCCAAACGTCGGCGTCGAAGCGTCCGTGTAAAGCTGGAACTGAGTGCCGTCAAAGACCACTTCGATGTAGTTGTTGGCAACCACCTCGCCGCCGATCAGCGCGACCGGCCCCGCCGGCGTCATCCGCGTCACCGCGGTAGCGCCAGTCGAGTTAACGTTCAGCGTCATCGGGCCTGTATTGGTGAAGCCCGCCACGAAGGTTGCGCGCTTGCCGGTCGCCAGCGTAAAGCCTGTCGGCGCGGGCGTAGCCACAGTCTGGGCGTTCGCCGTGCCCCCGGACGTCGCGGCGTAATAAATCGTCGTGCCACCCTGTACCGGCGTGATCGGCGTCGTCAGCGCGATCAGCGCCGTGATGTCAGTGTTGATCCCCTTCTTGGCGGCGTTGGCGTTGACGTCGGTCAGGATCTTGTTGAAGTCCGCCATCACCTGGGTGGCATCGGCCGTGGTGCCATTCTGCAGCTGGAAGGGCAACGTACCGACGATTTGGGCAGCGGCGGGCCCGCACAGGAACCCCAACGACATCAACAGTATAGAGGCCAACTTTTTCATTTTACCCACCTACGCCACGTTGGCGTCTTGTTGCAGGAGATAGCCCAGCTGCTGGTAGCGCATGAAGAGATCGCCGAGCTTCAGGTTCTGCGCGCAGTTGCCCGTCGCGATGATCGCCAGCCGCTGGAATACGATCGGTATAGGCCATTTCATCTGCCGCGGCGCGAGCGCGTTTGACGCACCCTGCCACAGCGCCTGCCCCCAGACAAAGGAACCCCACACAGTCGAAGGTATCGTCGCCGCCAGCACCACGCTTGAGAAGACTGCCCCGTTCTCGTCGACCGCATAGATCGCGACCTGCTGCCCGTCGGGGAAGCCGATGTTCAGCGTGGTCTCCACCATCGCGTTCTCGGACATCTGCTGCGTCGACGGCAGCATCGACGTTGCCCAGGTGAATGACATCTGGTTGCCATTCTCGACATAGGTGGACGTGTTGCCCTGCACACTGTCAGACTGGAACAACTTGCCGAGCACGCCGATCGGCGCCTCGATGAAGGTGTTGTTGTAAGGCTGGATCTGCGAGGCCGGAAAGGTATGCGGGCCACTCCAGCAACCGCGCGGGATGTCGTACCACCACTCCTGATTCGGTGTCCCCACTGCAAAACCGTTCTGCACACTGATTCGCAATACCTTGGCCGTGCAGGCCGCCGCGATGCGCGAAGGCGCAATGGCGAAGATGAAGGGCAGCGTGACGCCCGAGCCGGCATCCCCGATCGGGTCGGAGATCGTGCCATTGAACATGATCACGCGCAGGCCGTCCGGCGCGATGAAGGCAAGTCCCTTGGACGTCGCCACGATCGACAATGGCGCATTGGTCCCGGTCGCCACGTTCATGGCGTTGACGCTAAGTGGATTGCTGGCAATCGCGGCGTCACCCGTGATCTGCCACATCTGCGCGGCACCCTTGAATACGATCAGGGACTGGATGGTGCCGCCGGTTAGCTGCGAGTTCAACGGCAGCGCGCCGATCGCCGTCAGCTTGACGTTGTCGTTGAAGGTGATGATGTGGGTCGGATCGGTGATCGTCAGCGTCAGCACATCGGTGAAGTATGCCCCCGGCTGCCCAGTTGGCGGGTTGACCAGGAAGTAGGCGCGATTGAAAAACTGCTTCACCGCCGTCGGCGGGCACGGCAGCAACGTCGTAACCGTGTTGCCCGCATTCCAAGTGATGGCGTTTGGATCGGAGATATTGAACCAGCCGAACATGATGCCGCCGGCGCCGGTATAGCCGGGATGAGTCACCACCAGGTTGACGCCGATCAGGTCCATCGTCGGGGGCACCCAGTCGCCCGACGTAGTGGGGCTGAACGGCGTATTGGCAGATGTGACACCACTGATAAAGACGAACGCCCCAGTGATCAGGTCGTAGCAAAATGGCTGGTCGTGACCCGGGTTGAGGCTCGTGGCGATCATGCCGAAGACACGGTCGCCCACGATCTTCAGAGCCGAGATGAAGCCCCCAGTCGCGCCCAGATTGAAGCCGGTGTAGAAGTCGGGCCCAAAGTCATCAGGATCGAAGTCACCGCCCTGCGTGGCGAAGTCTGCAAACGCGATCGCCGCCGGCCGGCACTGCCACAGGTTCTTGGTGGTGGGATCGGGGATCAAATTGCTCAGCTGCGCCATCGCGCCCGGGAAGACATTGGACGAATCAAGCGCGTCCGATACTCCCACCGGTGAGAACTTGATCGGCGTGCCGTTGCGAAGGGTCACGACTCACCACCCGATCGTCTTGGTGTTCTTCAAATGCGACCATGACGTCTGGCCGAACAGGCGGCGGTCCAGTTTCACAGTCTTGACGCCCGCGCTCTCGGGGTCGTCCTTCATCTTCAGGTAGCTGCGCAGCTGCGCCTTATAGCCGTTGGGCGCGTTGTCCGGCTCGCCAAGGAACGACGGCGCGCGGGCATCGTCGGTGATGTTCATCAGCGAGCCTGCCACATAAGTGATCAGGATGTCGCTGTTGGGGAACCAGGGGACCGTGGTGCTGGTCTCCGGCGTGGTGATATCAGGCATCTGCGGGTTGTAGCGCACCGTCGCCGCATAGGCGCCACCGGCCGGCACCCAAACGTAAAGCTCCATCGGGGTCTTGGAGACGTCCACATAGAAGGCAGAAGGATAAGCCGCGTTGCCTGCCTGTTGGACGAAACGATCGAACTCCGCCTGCTCATAACCGATCATGGTGTAGGGCACACCGTTGATCGTGTAGAACGCGCCGTTGCGGTGTGCGCGCAAAAAGTCCGTCGGCATCAGATTGGGGCCGCAACCGGCGACGTACCCGTTACCGGTTGCGGAGGTGTTGAAGTTGAAATTGAACGTCTTGCGGATGACCATGAAGTCATAGTCTTGCGCAAGCGTCTGCAGGGCGTTGTTGAGAAACTGCCCCGCCTGAACGACGTAGCCGGGGCACTTGGCGATCTGACAGGCGAGGCTAACGATCTGCTGGGCTTGAAGCGACATCCCGGTTGCCTGCCTTCTTTCTCAGCTCGACCAGCCGAGCTTCGCCGACCGCTACGCGCCGCTTGGCCTCCTCGAGGCTATCGTACGCCTGCTTCTTCTGCACCTCTTCCTGCGTGGACAGCTTGAGCGGGTTGCGCCGCCCCTCCGCAGATCCAGCCTTGAGGCGGATGTTGTCTTCGACTTCGGCAAGCCGCTTGCTGACATTCGTCAGCACGTTCCTGTCGACTTCGATCCGCTTCTCTTCTTCCTCGATCTCGTAGAACGCCACCTGCCGATCCAGCGAAGCGTTCAGCTTGTCCAGTAGCTTGTCGATCTCGGCCCCGGAGGCGTCGCGATCGATGAAGCTCTGCATCGTAATCTGGCGTGCTGCCGCCACCTGCGCATTGATCGAGATGCCAAGCGCCGGCGCCGTTTCCCCTTTCAAATCGTCCATTTAAGCCCTCAATATATTGGAAGAAACCCCTCCATTGGCTGCGACCCTGGTGCCGCGACCCTGACGGTAGAAGTCCTCGGGCTTGCCGTCAACAATCGACTGGTGCTTCCAGGTGGCCGACATCATCTCCTGCAAGAGGAGAGCCACGCTCTCGCGCACCGTCTTGGTCTGGCCGGCGAAGTAGATCACGCCGTCGATCATGGCGCGATCGGCGTAAGGGGCGAAGTCGATGTAGACGTCCACCATGGGCTCGTCGAGGCCGCCAGCCTGGCGCTCCTCGTTCTCGAACTCCTCGAGCATCTTCTCTTCGGCGGCCTTGGTGCGCTCGGCGTCGATCTTGTTCTTGGCCTTGAGGCGCAGCGCCTTGATTCGCTCCTCTCCGATGATGGAGGTGTCCACGATCGCCTTGGGCTTTTGCGGACCCTTGGTCTTCTTGTCGTCAGCCATGTAGTCCCCCTTCAGGAGTGCGCCCAGCTGGTGCCGCCGGCCGCGATTGATTCGCGCGACACGACGATCGGCCAGCCGAAGCTGTCGTAGAAAACGTAGTCACCGGGCAACAGGTTGATCTGCCCGAGGCGATCCGGGAAATCGACGATGCCGTTGATCAAGCCGCCCGGGAAGATCGGATGCGCGGGGTTGATCTGGTACTTGATGGCGTTGTTGATCGCCGCGATGTCTGCCTGAAGCTTGGAGGGGTTCCACGCCATCCCGTTCAGGACAGTGGTGCCGGTAGTGCCGCCCGTGATCAGCGCCATAGGATCAGATCCCTGAAAGAGAGAAGCGGGGCCGAAGCCCCGCCGGATTGTTCGTTACCCGAAGGTCGTGCTGAAGGCAGACAGTGATTCGATCCGCATGAAGAACTGCTGGTTCTGGATCAGGGTGCCGTAGAAGACCTTCCACCCGACCACCCTCAATTGATTGAGCGGGTCGGACTTGTCGGCTTCCTTCAGGTAAGTGAAGCGTGCGTCGTCGAGCATCACCTGGCCGTAAGCGCCGCGCCCGAAGATGTAGGTCGGGTACACGGTGAGGCCGGTCGCCGGCGGGGCGGGCGGGGTCTGTGCGGCGCCGATGCCAGTGATAATCACGGTCTGGCCGCCGGCCATCTGCGTCGCCTGACCCGCCTGCGGGCCGACGGTCGGGCCTGCGGCGGAGAGGCCGAGGTTGAGAACCGCAGCCGCCGTGCCAGTGCCGATGTAGACGCTGAAGGTGTAGCCGGCGAGGGTCGGCAGCACCACCGAGATCGAGCCGTTCGGGCCGGTGACCGAGAGCGCACCCGAGGCCTGGTAGATCTGGCTCTCGAACTGGTTCTGGGTATCGGACGCTGTGACCTTGATGAAGTAGTTGGCGTTGGTCGCCAGCGCGCCGGCGGTGCCGGGGGTACCAGTGATCTGGGCGATGCCAGTCCAGGTCGGGACCATGTTGCTCAGGCAGAACCGGATGCCACCCCACTCACCAGCCTCGTAATTGTAAAGGCGGTTGATATCCGAGTAGGACCAAGCAGTTACAACAGTGGAGTTCTCACGGAAGTCCTGCGCCACCAGCGGGTGCATGATCGCCGCATAGTGCGGCATCGCCCGCGGGTTCGAGGACGCCTTGGCGCCGCCGGCGTTGACCTCCAACTTGGTGTCGGTCATCTCGTCGCCCATATAGCGCGGCGCGCCGAGGGTGTTGAGGATACCGTAAGCCCGGTTGATCTCGTGTGGGTTGATGACGTCGCCGGCCACCAGGGAAGCACGGGCGCCGCGTGAGTTGACGTAGTTGACCTGGGTACCTGAGTTCAAAGTGTTGAACGTGTTGCGTTCTAGAGTCTCGGCGATCTGCAGCGCCACGAGCTCGGTAGCCTTGACGAACAGCGGGTGCTTGATCGTCATCTCAGCTACGTCAGTGATGGTGACCTTGTCGCCCCATTGCTGAGCGGTCGCCGACACCTGCTGGATGGTCATGTTCTGGCCAACCGGCGGCACACCTTCCGACAGCGGCGCGAACGGGAGGGGAACACGGAGGTAGCGGGTTGCGGTGTAGGTGGTGCCGCGTCCCTTGGGGAGGCGGAGCGGGTCGCCGAACTGATAGGCGACGAGTTGCTTGCGGGCGAGGGGGAGGGTTTTGTCCGCGATGTAGTTTTCGATATCGGCGGAAAAAGAGGCAGCTACGTTCGTTGCCATTCCAGTCGTCTCCTAAAATGGCAACGCGTAGTGCGTTGCCTTAAATTGGCACGTTCAGCAGCCGGCTCTCCGGGCTGTCTCCCTGCTTCCCGCGAGCGGTAGCAGTATCTCCTCGAGCCCCGGCTGGCTTGGACTGCTGCGCTGCAATGCGCTGCTGCCCCTGAGCCTTTGCCTTCGGCGCCGCTTTGGTTGCCGCCGCGCGCGCCGCGCGCCCGATGGCCAGATCGAGCAGAACTTCCCGCGGCACGAACACGCCGCGATCTTCCTGCTCCTTCCGAATCTTCTCGACCTCGGCGTCGTACTTCTTCAAATGCGGCGCGTCTCGTAAGATGCTGTTATACAACAGCTTATCGCTGGTCTCCTGCTGCTGGATCGCCTGCTGGCGGAGCAATGCTGCAGTGCGCTGCTCCGAGTCCTTCAGGTCTTCCCGCATCACTTCCATCGGGTCCATGAGGGCGCGACGCGCCGCCTTGGCCTCCTGGCTTTCTCCTTGCGGCTGCTGACGGGCGCGCTGCTCAGCGCGGAGCTCCATCAGCTCCCGGTCAATTCTCTGTCGCTCCGCCTTCTCCTGCGCGAGCGTCTGGGTAAGGGACTGGATACGCGATTGCGCCCGGTTGGGCCGCCGCGCTGGAGGTTCGTCGTCTACCGACCCCTCGCCATCCCCTTCCGAACCTTCGGTTTCATCCGCCCCTTCGTCAGCGGCGGCATCTTGTTCCCCTGCTTGCTCGGTTTCATCGGCTGACTGGACTTCTTCAAAGTCGTCTTCGACATGAGCTTCCCCTTCAACCGGATCTCGCGGGTCCATTCTACTCTCCTTCGGTGGGCTTACGGCCACTAGTCGGCAGCACCTTCCGGGTGCAAGTCGGCAGCTGCTTACGGCAGCAAGTCGAAACTTAATTGCGCGCAGACTATGTTAGGCGGAACATTGTGTCAACGCGGTTCGTCACGCCCCTCCTGTAAACCCGCAGCCCTAGAAGCTTTTGCTGTGAGTGCCAGGATCGCATCCATTTTGGAATTCGTGTTCTGCTCCAAGAGCTGCATATCTTTGCGGGTTCGCCGCGCAACAAACGCCGTATAGATATTAAGGCCCACCATGATCGCCATGAGAACGGAAAGAAGAATTGCGTCGATCATGTTCAGCTCCACAGGTGCGCGCCGGTGGAAACTAGCACAAATCCGACAGCAAGGACCAAGGAAACAACCCAAGGCCATTCACCGAACCGCGGCCGGCTAAGCAGGCGAATCATCAGAAGCAGCGCTGCGGAAGTCGTTAGCGCACCCAGCAGCAAGAAGAACATCTCAACACTCGTGAACGGCACAGCACCATCGGACACCATGCGCCAGGTCCAAACCACCGCGCGCGTCATCAGCGTGCCCATCTTCTCGAGATACATGACTCCAGCGAGCGCGATCGCGGGGGGCAAGCCGATCCACAACGCCTTCCATACAGAAGTATGCTTGTAGATCAGCCAGTCCCAGAGATAAAAGGTAAGGAATACGAGCAGGCAAAAGGTCAGAATCGATGCGACCCCATTGACCTGTTCAAGAATGAAGCTTGTCACGTTCATCCCTTAACTGTCGTCGATTGAACACATCGGTCATCAACGCCACCAAAGGGTCATCAGATTCGCGGTAGGGCTTCAAGGTTGCAGAAAGTTCCCTGATGCTGTCAGTCAGGCCATCGGCCGCCCGAGCAACGCGATCAGCGTCGTCATGACGGTGGGCAATGCCTGTCAATTTTTCGTACAGCCGCATGGCCCATCCCATCACGGCCCGCCATTGGGCTTGAAAATGGTTGCTAGTTGGCCAATCAAAGACTTGAGCTCGGTTATAGCCACAACAGACTTCTCCGAAACTTGTTTCAGCTCCGTCTGCGAATCCTGGCGCTCTCCTCGCTCTAACCACCAGAGAATGGCGAAAACCGGGGCGAGGATGCCGCCGCCGGCCTTCACGTATTCCAAAATCTCCGGCAGTGTCATCTATCACCAATCTGTCGCCCCCGCTGTATAATTCAGATCACACTTCCGGCTGCGGACAATTCTGTCGATAGAACTTTTCATTCGTAAGCAAACGTTTTTTGATCGATAACGGTAGCTTGACTACGGCTTCGGCGTCCTTTTCTTCAACCAGCATCTGCGTGTAAATCTTGCAGAAACTATCAATCTGTTCGGGGGTGCACTGGCTTGGGGGCACCACTAGGAGGACGGACAAGGTCGCGCAATTCCTGATCCACCTCGGGTTCAGACATTGCATCGATTCGCTCCCTCAACTTGTCTCGGGTCTCGACCTTGGCCGCGATCTTCATCGCGTACTCGGCGATCACCTGCCGGCGCCCCTCGTCGATCATGCCGCGGTCGTGCGCCCAGTTTATGAGCGCGTTGAGCACCTTAAGTGCCTGGACCGCGAACTCGATCCACGAAAAGATCACGTTTTTGGAACGGCGTTCGGCGACGGTGGCGTGGCGTTGGCGATCGCATTGGCGATCTGCGGGGTCACCGCGATCACGTCATTGTTGTTAGGAAGCGAGTCTGCCATCAACTTCGTGGTCACCACCGTCGTGCCCGGCTGGGCACCGGCGGTGTCGAGTACGTTGGATGTCTTGGTGAACAGGCCGAGTACTGCAGCCACAATGCCAAAACCAGCTGCCGACACCATCGTGGTCCAGGTAGCTTGGTCAATGCCCAGAAAATTAAGTTTGGTAGCCAACCATGTCGCTGCAAGCCCAAAGAGGGGGGTCAAAATGGCTTTGAGGTTAATATCGTTCATAGGTCACCCTTTCTATGTTGCGCAACATTGTTACGCGGCTTCTGCCACAATTACAACTAGCTAACCGCCTCGAAGTGCATCCAATCCTTGCGACCTTTGTAGTCGCCACCCCACCGGAACCCCTGATCCTTGAACGCCTTGACGGCGAAGGCGGGCATCTTCCCTACCTTCTTACCTAATTCGTTGCCTGTCGGAGCGATGTCGATGGCAATGGCGAAGGAATGATTCGACAACTCGGACCGCCCGCGAATCAGTCGGTAATTAAATGAGCCGCCGTACTCGTCAAGACCGTTCTTCTTGATCGTGCTCTGGTCATGCTCGCAGGCTTCCCAGATATCGTTGAGGGCTGCTGTGAGCGCCGGCGCGCACTTCTTGTGGAAAGCGATCGAGGCGATCGGCTTGCCCGCGTAGGTCATCTTCCAAGGTGGCACTACCCGAACCACGTTGTTCGAGAACCAGGTCTCGTTGACCCCGTGCGGGCCCCGCGGATCGCCGTAGAAGGCAATCTTTGCCTGCATCGTATCCTTCGGCCAAGTAGGCATGTCGTTCTCCCTTTCTATTTGACTCGTCTAGCCCACGTCCTTCCGTAAGCACCTGCTGCGCCGCCGCTGAAATCAGAATTGACGACAGCATTCACCGTCGTGCTGCCGAACAATGGCGCAATTTCTGTCGTGTTGGGCAAGACCCAACCGTTCGGGGAATTGGACGTGATATGCGCTGCTGTGCTCCCGTTGAACGGCGCAGTAGGCGTGCTGCTGAACCCGTACACAATGCCGGCATGCATGTGCGTGAACACCGTGGTGCCGCTGGTGCCGATGACCGAAGTGTTGCCACCCAGCTCCCAGATCCCCGCCGGAACCGTGATGCTCTGCCATACCTGGCTGACGCCGGTGGTCACTATGTTCACCGGGGCGCCCGAAACAACAGTGTTCCAGATCAGTTCCCCGATGCAGCCCGCACAGGCCATCGCGTTGGCGAACGCTGTGTGCGTGCCGGAGCCAGCGGAAGACGTGTTGAGGCAGGTACCGGCCTTGGCATTCGCCATCGAAGTGGCGACGGCAAAACTGTTTGTGAGGAGCGTCGCGCCCGAGCAAACATAGTAAAGCGTCGGGTTCGACATATAGGTGTTCGCTGAGAGCGCCGGGCCAATACCCGGCACGCACGCCGTCAAGCCGGTCGGCAGTGCGCCCGTAGTGCAGAAGAACACAACGGTGCCGACTGTCAGGCCATGCGAGGTCCACGACACAATACCCGGTGAGGCATTGGTGATCGTCACGGTCGACGTCGTCGGGATCAGTCCGGGGATCTGGGTGGCGCTGTAGCCAGTGCTGACGACCGTTGTGGCTGTCGCGTTCGTGGCCTGGATCAAATCCCCAACCGTAGCAGTGCCGCTGACATTTACGTTACCACCTCCCGCGGGCGTTGCCCACGATCCATCGCCGCGCCAGAAGGTCGCCGCCGACGCGCTGGTGCCACTGTTGAGGTTGGTGACCGGCAGGTTACCCGTGACGTCATTTGCCAGCCGAACGGTCAGCGTGTTGCTCGCGCCGGAAATTGTCTTGTTGGTAAGCACCTGCGAATCGGTGGTGCCGACGACAGCTCCGGCCGGAGGCACCTTGACGCAATCCTGCAGCAGCCCCGTGGTGCCGTTGAAGCAGGCGAAATTGCCCGTCACCACCGGCGCCGTCGGCATGATCGAGTTGACCACGTCGAGCATGGTGGTGCGCAGCTGCAGCGCTGTGATGCCACCAGACTGCCCGCTGGCGAGGTTGGTGTTGATCTCGGTGACGAGCGCTGCCTTGGTAGTCTGCGCGTGCGCGTGAACCGGCAGGAGCAACGCGAGGGCTAACAGGATGCGTTTCATGGTACTGCTCCTACCGTACGAGTGCATCGAGGGACGTGATCTGAGCCCCGGAAAGGGCCTTGTCGAAGACCATCTGAGCGCGGCCATTGTAGAGCGCCTGATTGGCACCACCGTACGACGCTGTACTAGAATTGTAGAGACCAGAATCCGTACCTGACATCAGGACCGGTATGAGGCTCGCAAACCCCACATCGCCGGTCAGAACATCTGGTGGATTTAGGTTTGGGCTGGGGATGACAAGCCCGGTCTGCCCGCTTCCCGCTACAGCATTTCCATAAGCAATCGCCGTGGTGCCATCAAACGTACCAGCCATCGAATTAAAGGCCGTAGCCGAAGAAAGGGTCGCCGTAGCGGTCTTCTGCTGCGTCGCGTCAGCCAAGAGAAAATTCACAGCCCCCGGCGTCCCGGCCGTATGGGTCAGCATCATGCGAGCGCCAAACTGATTTATGACGAATGCACTTGCTTGCGCTGTTCCAGGCTTTTGATAAGCAGCAAAAACCGTGATCTGCGTCTTGCGGCGGATGTTGTTGAGCCCCTGAGGACCTCCGCCGTAGTAGCCTCCATCCGTGTTCGCAGCATTGAGCCATGCCGGCTTGCTGCTTATGCCGGTCGCACTGTAGGTAGTCCCAGATGTTAGAGGTGTGTAGTCTCCGCCGCGCGGTAGCCGCGTCGTCCCCATATCGAATATTTTGGTGATGACGCTGCCACTTTTGGCGACGCAGAAATCGGGCATCGTGGCAAAGAGCAGATTGTTGGAGAGGCTGTTAGAGACAAGCCATGCATCGAACGCATTAATCATCGTTCGATTGCAGGTGGTCATATCCGCACCGCCTGCCGAAGCGCGGGTATAATGCGCGTTGACGAATGCGGAATCGCTTGAACACCAAGTGCTGACGACCCGGTTTTTCTGTTCGACGCCGCTTTGGAGGTACACCAGCTTATAATAGGTCACCGCGTTCAACGTCATGCCACTATCGGTGGCGCTCGTACCTGTGAAGTCGCCGACCAAGGTCGCCTGCGTTCCGGCTGTCGTCCCCCGGTATAGGCGATAGGTCTGTTGCGGCAGGGCGTTGAACCAAGTCAGAGACGCGACGGAACTGGCGCAGGTTGCTTTGACGCCGATCGGCGCAGCCGTAGCTGCAGCGCTGCTGTCAATAATCTCCGTATAATAATCGAGACCTTGCTGCCAGAGACCCCCACCATTGGCGTATGTGGCGGCGTCTACCAGACCAAAAAGCGAACTGCTAGGGAAGAACCCGGTTAGCCCCCAATAGTGGGCTATGCCGTCCTCAATGAATGCAGACGCTGCCTGCAAATAACCCGGACCGGGATACACGCCCCCGTATGCTGCGGAGACGTTAACTTGCGCCGGGCTGTTGAGATTGTTGAAATTCGCGTCAATGGGAGCCCTGCCTACCCACTGCGAGCCAACGCGGACACCGCCCGTGAACGTGTCGAATTTTCCTATCTGCCACGCAGTGGCGCCAATAGTCACCGTATCCGGGGCGGCCTCCGCCCCAACAGCAAGTACGTTAGTGCCAGCACAACTGGTCGACCCAGCTGGCGATTGGGCGGAAGTTGGGAGGCAAGAATTGATCGTTGTCGACGCCGGAGACCATTTTAAACCATCCGTGCTTATCCACTTAGACCGCGCAAAGACGTTACCGTTTAGGAAATACCCTACCTCAAAGCCTGTCGAATGCCACGAATTGGCACCATCGCGCACCGGACGCTGGTAGCTTGACCAACTGCCAAATGTCGGCGTGATGTGCGTTGGTTGCGGCGACGTCCATGTTATGAGGTCGGCCGATTTGATTACGCCTTCTTCGTGTTGAATGCCGGACGCCGAGCCCTCTGCGTACAGATAAAACGGAAACGAGGCATCATCTGGATTGCAGACAAAGAATGGATTTTGATAAATACTATAGTTGGTCTGTACTGCAGTCATCGCTACCGGGCCGACTGACTGCGAATTGTTGACGGTATAGGTGCCGTTACCGCCTTCTGTTCCGGTCAATTGAGCCGTTATGGAAGTGTTCGCTGTCACCCCCGCGCCGGTCAAAGTTGCGTGGTTGTCGAACGTCAGATACCCGGAAATCGACGCCACGGTAAGCGTCGTGCCCGATATTGTGCCGGTAAAGCTGGCGATCTGCGCAGCCGCAGTGACTGCGCCAGAGTATATGTTCCTTAGTGTAGACGGCAGCACGCCTGGATCGTTGCTGAAACCAATACGAAAATCATAACCGCCGTTGAAATTATAATTTCCGCCGGGGTGATCCGGTGCCGTGACAAACAAATACCTGCCGTTGGCAGCCGCAATTGATGCGCCAGCCGACCCACATGCTGTGGCTGTCAGATCATAGAAGCGCGCCCATGACATTCCGTTGAGATGATAATAGTCCGCTGTGCTGACAGCCGGGCTGCCAACCCCGGGCGCGTAGTAGCCACTTGGAGTCTGCCATGCGGAGCCGGTCAGACCGAAGATGTTCTCCTGTAGCAAATTTAGATTGGACGCGGTCGGCGTGCCCCGCGGGAATCTCGCTCCCGCATCTATCGCCCAGCACAGCGAAACAAGCGTCAGGATCGCTGCAACAAAGCGCTTCATGGTGTTTGGTCCGTCTTGATGGTAATTGTGAATTGCGGGGGCGTCGTCATGCCGCTGAAGTTACCGCCAGTCCACGGAGCCAGTGCAGATTGCACCCACACAGCATTCGGTGGGAAACCGTTTGTACTGTTGATCGTGTCGCCCGAACATGCGCCTCCCACGGGGCCGCCACCCGTGTCACAAGTCACGCCTCCCGACGAGATGACGCGCTTCCCAGCTTGTTTCAAATTGATTGTCGGGAACCAATCGAACTGCGTCCATGTCGATTGGTTGATCGTGAAGTTATGAAACTGTCCAGTTGGGTTGAGGGTCGCTGTTCCGGTACCGGCAAAGGCCGTCGTCACATCAATAGTTAGGCTCGTCAGCTTCCCAATGCCGAAGAGGCTGCCTAGGGAAGTGGGAGCCGTTGACGGCGTAAAGACCCGACTAGAACTGGTCATCATCGGGGTCAGTGGCGTCGCGCCGGCCTGTACGTTCATTGCCGTAAAGCTGGCATCTCCAGTACAAGCGTCGCAAGTGAATTGTTGCGCGCCGTTGGTCGTGAACTGCGGGGCAGTGCCGCCGCCAAGCGTGGCAAAATTCGGGAACCCCCCCGCAGTGTCAGTTTGAACGTAAGTATTAGTTGGGTCTTGCGTGATACCCAATACAGTGAATTGGCCGAGACTGCCAAAACCGCTGGCAGAAAACCAGATGGTTTTACCGATGGTTGAAGCCCAGCGCTGCGACGGCCCGCTCCCAGTTGCAGCGGTGTTCGCGAACGAAATGACGCCGCTGGCCATGGAATATGTTCCGGCAACGTCGTTCTGGAGTATGCCGCCGTTCTGCCACGTCGTCACGTTGCAGCGAGTGCAGATCACGGTCTGTGTGTTGCCGTACGAGTACGAGCCTGGGCGGTAGTCGCCTAGCGACACATCTGTCAGCTCAGACCGCTTACCCCCACCTTGTAGGCCGCTGGAAAACGTCGTTCCATTTCGAGCTATGAATAGATCAACGCTGTTGCTTTGGAACTGGAGCAATGTCAGCGACGAATTGTCCAGCGTGAACGTGCCGATCATCTTGTCTACTTCGATGACGGCATTCCACGTCGTATTGTATGCGGTAAAAGTCTCGTTCTGCGTCGGGATCGCGCCGAGGCCGGTGCCGGCGGGGAACGTGACGTTGCGATAGGTGACATTGCGCCCGTTCGCGTAGAGCTGGCCGCTTTGATAGAAAGTCAACCCGACGTATTCGAGGGTGGTATTCCAAGAGCTGTTGGCAACACCAGCACCCACCGTCCAAATCGTGGCAGGACCGCCGTTGTCCGCCTCCGTGTTGCTGCAGCCCGTTCCGGGCGATACACCTGGAGGCGAGCCAGAATTGTAATTCGGCCATGTGGAAAGGAACGTCTTGGTCAGCGGCCGGTCGAGCGTGAGCACTCCAGTTCCAGCATTGACGTTCGTGATCTGCCGCCATTCGAAATAGGTTGGGTTCGGCGGGTAGCCGCAGGCATAGTTATACTGCCCTTGGACGTCGAGGCCGCCGACCATAATCCAGTCGCCGCTATTGAAGCGGCTGACGTAGCCGGCGGCGAGCGACGCCGCGGTTAGCGTCACCACGCCATCGCTTGGGTTTGCCGTCTGAATGCGCGCAGAGCAACCACTTACGGACGTCAGGCCGACTTGGCAGACGCCCCCGGTGCCGAGCCAGTAGCCTGCGGCACCGGCACGCAAGATCGCCCCGGTACCTTCAACCCTGAGATTATTGATACCCGCGACGAACGTATTTTGAACACCGGCAAGCCTGCCGCCGACCGTGCCCGCATTGGTGTTGAATAAGCAGTCGCTGCCGGGAGGGACCGTGAGGACGACTAGACTGCTGGATCCTTGGTTAGCAAGCGCCCATGTGCGGAAAGCCCAGAATGCAGGAGCGGCATCGGCAACGCCGTTGCAGGTAGCGCCTGACGTGCAGGGCCCCCCAACACTGGCAACGCCGGTGACGAGATTGCAGGTGATCTGATTGGGCGTACCGCGAGGGAAACGGGCCTCGACCACATCGCTAAGGCTGCCGACCCCAGGGGACGGCACCGCGCTGACATGAGCCTCAGCAGCCCCGACATATAGCGCCAGAATGAGGGCAAGCAGCGTACGCATGTTACGCCATCGCTGCGTAAGATAGGCCGTTGCCGCTGTTGTAGAGCAACGTCACATCACCGGCTGAAAGGATGCGGTTTCGCCACGTGCCGAACATACAAAGTTGCCCGCCCCAAAAAGTACCAGGGGCGGGATCGGCTCCGATGTTCAATTGGCTTGTACCTGCTGGGTCTGAGCTTCCCGTATTGGACGCAAAAGAAGACCCGTCAATGTACATGATCTGCGCGTTAGTCGCGTTGTTTCTGGTGATCACCATATGATGCCAAGCGCTATTCGTGACGTTACCTGAAGTAAGGGTGGTCCCGTTGTTTGCGTCAAAGGTGATCGGATTTGAAGAGCCCGTTCCAAATCCGTACGATAGTTGATACTCGCGCGATCCGAAGCCACCCGTTGCCTTGGATGCGAAAAACATGGTGCTAGCAGTGCTGCGAAACCAAACTTGAAGCGAAAAGTCGATTGCAGCCACGTTGATGCCCGTTGCATCGGCATGGCTCAAATACTGGGACGACGCTGTAACGAAATTTGCGCAGTTAGTGTTGGCGGAAGGACCGCTGGTCGCGGCTGTGGTGACGAACGTCACCGTGTTGTTGTTCGTCAGGTTGGTGACGGAGCCGGTTGCGTCAGCCAGCGTGTTGTCGAGGCTGAAGAAGGAGCCGAGGTTGGTCTGGAGGCCGAGCGAGCCACCCGCCGCGATATTCTGATTGTAATTCGAGTCACGCGACTGCCACCCAGCCTCTAACAGCTTTGGACAGGTGATCAGTGCGGGAGCTGCAAGGGCAGCCCGCACAAGGAATAGCCGCCGAGACGGCTTGATCAGGCTCACAGCTTATACCCCCAAGCTGAAACTGAAACAGTCCCTCCAGAGCCTGGCGCTGCCGACACAACCGCTATCGATGTGTTGGTGGCGGAGGCTGGAATGCACGGCGAGAAGATCATCTCGGTAATACCGAGGCCCGACGCGAGAGGAGCGGTCCACTGAGTGAAATTCATCGTGGCCGTGATCACGCCAGTCACCGTGGCGTTGCCTGTAGCCGCCGCCGTAGCATTGGCCCGAATCGAGAAGCCGCAGATGTAGGTGGTGACGGACGCCGCCCCCGCTAGAGTTGCTGTCGTTGCCGCTGTGGTGCCGGTAGCCGTTGCGGTATATGGGACAGCTCCGACGGGATAGGGCAGCGATCCCGTCGTGCCGATCGTATTGGTACCTGCAGGCGTCGCGGCCGTGGCCGCCGTGTTGAGGAATTTGATCAGGGCCGCAATCGAGCAAGTGCCGGTGGCTGTACCGCAAGAAGCATCTGCCTTTGCGCCCTGCGTGACGTCGGCGCCATCGGCAACGGTGACAGCTCCGCCGCCTCCGCCTGCTCCGCCGCCTCCACCGGAACCCGTTGGCAGGCCCGAGCCACCGACCATATTGACGGTTGTGGTCGACGTCGAAGTGATGCAGCTCAACTGCGTGTTGCCGCCAACCGTAAACGCGAACCATGAATTCGGCGGGATCAGCTGGTCGTTGACGGTAGCCGTTGCGCCGAGCTTGCAGTAAGCGCCGTTGGTGGCACCAACGTTGCTGGCAACAACCACGGTTCCGGTCGGCAGCGTCCCGGTCGAGCTCGACGTCGTCACCGAGATCGGGGTGCCGGTGGACTGTACCGTCGGGAAGCCCGTGATCGACGCCGAGACTGACGCGACGACGCAAGCGGCTCCAGTCGGCAACGCCGTCGGAATTGACGTCGACCCCAGCCCATAGGGCAACGGCACACCCGTGGTGCAGTCGGCTACGATCCGGTTACCGTTCTGCGCCAGTGCCGGTAGAGGCGCCAGAAAAAGAAAGGCTAGCAATAGACGCGCAGCTAAATTTTTCATGGTCATAGCCTCGGTGGCACGGAGGGATCTTTCAGCTGATCGTGCGGGATCATACCCGGTGGTCCCTGCCCACCGGTGGCTTGCGCCGGTTGTGCCCCTTGTCGCGGTGTGCCGGCAACGCCCGGCTGCGGCTCACCACCCATGGCGCCGCCGGGAATGCCCGGTGCGCCCTGCCCCGCCTGCACCTGTGCCTGTTGCTTCAACTGCATCTGCTGCATGTGGGCGAAGATGTGCGCCTGAGTCTTCTTGGCGTTCGGCGCGTTCTTCCCTTCCGCATCCTGCAGGATCAGCGCATGCGCCTTGATGTGCTGCGCGTCATCGTCCATCTCGTGCGTTGGCACCTCGAAACCTGACAGCAACAGCGTGTTCTCCTGGTCGACCGGCACCGGCATCTGCTGCTCCGGTGAGACCAGGATCTGCGGCGCCAGCCGCGGGCCGAAGGCGTTCTCTGCCAGCTGCACCGCCAGCGGGGCGATGTTCAACTTGTAGCCGTTCATCTGCTGCGGCGGGATGCCGCGCAGCACGTTGACCATGGCGATCTGCTGCTGGATCTGCTGGGCTGAGCGCGCCTGCTCGACGCCGAACCATTTGTAGGTGTAGCGGGTATCGAACTGGGTCGGCGGCACTGCTTCCATCTGGGCCTCCAGACCCATCTTGCCGTATTGTTTCACCATGATGTCGTCGTCACGGTACTGGTGATCCATCTCGACGAACAGCTCGAGCAGCGGCGTCAGCACCCCCTGCTCGATCGTAGTCACTGCGTCCGCGGTGTTGAGGATATCGATCTGCTGCTCCTGCGCCACCTCGGCCTGCGACGGCTTGGATTTACTTGAGGCTCCACCACCCGTAATAGCCGCGGGAGACACCGAGAGGGTCTGGCCAATCTCCGCCTTCGCCGCAGCTACCATCTCGAACCCGTGCTGCCATAGCTGCGGGAATTGGGCGAATTGGGTGTCCTGTGGCGAAGTCTCCCACACGGCCGCCAGGGACAAGACCATGGAACCTACCCGCGGATTCTTCTGCGGATCGGTCATCACGATCGGCAGCAAGGCGTAGGCTGCAGAGTCGGCGGCTTCGTTCACGGCGTCGTTTGCAAAATACTGGATGTCGCAGCATGGCTTCACCTTTGAGATGCCCTTGAACGCCCCCGCTACCTTCTCCACCGGTACGCTCAGGACCGGCACCTTGTCCGACCACAACGGGTTGCGCCGCGCGCCGAGCACCTGTTGTTCGCCTCCGTAAAAGGCTTCGCACACCCGCCGTTCACCCTTGACCTTCAACTCCGACCAGGTCTGATAGACCAGCGCGAACGCCAAGCCGCCCTCATGTTTAATGCCCGCAGCCTCGAGGTGAACCTTCTTGCCCGGCTCCTTGGCCTCGGTCGACATCATTCCGATCAACGCCTCGCCGGCGTCCTCACGAATCATCTTGTCGCGAATCATTGCGCGAACCTTGGCCTTGGTCCAGCGCCGGATGATGGTGACCGAACCGCCTGACGAGATCGCGTCCTGAATGCTGTCCGCCGTCTGGGGCAAAACAAGAACATCAGCATCCTTTAAGACCTCGACGCAAGGATAGCTATCAGTAATGGTCTCGTGCTTGATGGTCGCAACCGGCTCCGCGGCCGGGTTGGGCTCCTCAGAACCTTCCATCGCCGGCGCCTCAGTGGTCTTCCAAGTGACATGGCGCTCACGCTTCTCCCAGCTGACATAGATGTTGTACTGACCCTCGATGTCACCATTGCGCACCAGGGCCGGCATCACCTGGGTGCGTAGCTGAGCCTTGTGGATGTAGTGCTCCAGCAGCGACATGGTGGCATAAGGCAGCTCGCCATCCTGGGACACCACCTCGACGTTGCGGCCATTGGTCGGGAAAATCTGGTTGGTGAACCGGGTCTTGCGGGCATTGACGGCGTTGTGGACGATGGGAACGAAGATCTGGGAGTTGCCATCGTAGAACTGCTTGCCGGTCAGCTTGCAGTTGTAGACGTCCCAGAAGTCCTGCTGGTCGTCAGCGCGCTCGGACTGATCCTGGAACCCGGCCTCGACTTCGGCGAAGAGTTCCAGCAGCTGCTTGCGCACACCGGCGCGCTTGGAAATGTCTTTGGCCCGCGGTTCCGGTTCCTTGGCAGGAACGTCCTCACTGGTTTCGTCCCGATCGTCATCATCGGCGGCCGACTCTTGACGAGATGTATCTTCGGCCATCGGATGTGGTCTGCCAATTTATGGGCTGGTCTTCGCCAATAGACCCCATTTTCAGCAAGGATGCAAAGCTTTCCAGCCCCTCGAAGAGGGTTTTGTAGGGTCCTTCGCTCGGAAATTCCGAAAGTATGCCGTTTTTCAACACCTCTTTGCAATAACCGCCAGCGAACCCGTTCAAGGTCCAGCGCGCTTTGGAGGAGATCTTGAGGGCAGGAAGAGAGCGGATCGTGCGTCGCAGGAGGCCACGTATCTCGTCACGGCCATCGAGCCCCAGCCCTGACTGACTGAGGTCAATAGGAATCTTACGGGCAGCCCCTCGTATACCCACGGTATCGTAATTGCCGAAATGTTCTGGGGGGCAATATAATTTGGGTCGAGTTCCTGCCTCCAGCCCAGCATCGGCCACAATGCCCGCGAGCACTGCACCCGGATCGCCTTCACGCACGGCATCCCAGAGGACATTGAACGCTCCATCGTTGATCTGCACCATCGCAGCCGTGGTGAACATCGGCGTCGCGTTGACCGCCAGATAGACCGGCTGCCGCGGCAGCTTGAAGATTTCCTCGACCACGTTCAGCCCGGAGAAGCCGTCATAAATCGGCTGGCCCGGCCGCAGCAGCATGGCGTAGGCCAGCGCGTTGGGGATGTCGATCGCGCCGGTCGGGAACCCAAGCAGCTGGGCGCGAGCCTCCGGCTGGTCCTTGGCAAAGATCACCTCACCAGCCTTGAAGAAGGGTTGCATCGAGCGGATGAAGTCCATCTTCCCCTTCGGCGCCTTCATCGGCCGTATCGGGATAGCATAGCCGCGTCGGACCTGCTCCTGCCGCAGCGGCTGCAGGATGAACTCCTCCAGCCCGTCGCGTTCGACCCCGATGGTAATGGGGGCGAATTCGTTGTCGGTTGCAAACATGTCGGCAATGATCTCGTCCGGCTTCCAGCGCCTGCCGCTGGTGTCCCAGACAATCAACTTGTTGTTGATCCAGCTCCAGACCGCCTTGCCCGTGGTGGCCGATGTCGTCTTCACGGTGCGCGCCGGGTCGTACATGGCGTAGGTGGCATGCCAGGTCCGCACCGTCGGCTCGACCCGAATCAGGTCGGCGGTGAACGACTTCACCGCGGGGTCTTCGGCTTGGCACATGTACTCCTGGGCAAACTCCTGGGTGCCGCCGGCCTCGATGTACCCGTTCTCGATCTCGTCGATCTTCTCCAGCGGGAACCGGCTCGGCCAGGTCGCCACCCACTCGCCATCGGCGTTGCGGTACTTGATCGGATAGGTCCGGAACTTCCAGCCAGCCGACTTCTTCAGCCGCACCAGCCAGCTCTCAGGGTGCAACGGCGTGCCGGCGACGCGGAACTTGTGCTTGGGATTGAGCGCGGGCAGCACCACCTTGAGGAACCAGGCCTTGAACTTCTCCCGGTTCTCCGGCGAGGAAATGTCGTCCTCACTCTCCATGTCGTCCCCGAACGCCATGTCCGGCCGCTCGGTAAGGTGTTTTGTACCGCGCATGGACTGGCCACGGCCGATCGCGTGCAGCGCAACACCATTCTTCAGGACGATCTTTGTCTCGGTCCAGGTGTCGCCGACCTGGTTGCCGAACAGCTCCTCGATGAACTCGTTGGTCTCGAGCTCGTGCTTGATGGAGGTCAGGCGCTCCTTGGCCCGGGTCTCATTGTCCCCCAGGATCACGCCGTTCCGAAACTTGCGCAGGCAGGCGAGGATGGCGATGGCCTCCTCGGCCACCGTCGACTTGGCGCCGCCGCGGAACGCCTCGGTGCCGACATGGGCATCATCGGAGTGCCAGGCATCAATCATCTCGAGATGAAACGCCGGCGTCTCGTCGGGATGGCGGTGGGGAAATAAAGTTGCGTGAGCAAGGCGCGGGTTGCGCGCCAGCCGTTCGATCAGAGCGTCTCTAGGGTCTGCAGAAGGTTCAGCCACGGGTTAACCTTCTTCAAAGATACCCTTGATGTTGCTGTTGAAATAGGCCCCCGGCGAAGAGGCTTGCTTGAGCCCGTCAACCACCGTCGGGTCAACATCCTTGTAACTGTAGGACCGACCCGACTGGAAGCGGATCTGGAGCACCCGCGTCTCCTCGTCGTACCTGCAGGCAGCGAGGTTGGAAGAGGAGAGCGGGGTCCAGTCCATCTACTTGCCCTTCACCGGTTTGGTGTAGTCCACCATGGCGTTGGGGCCGTCATGCCACTCGTCACCAGCGCGGTAACCGTTGGCAGTCTCCTGTGCCTTGCGCGCCGCGCGACCAACGCCAGGCGGCGTGTCGTTGTCATGCGTGCCGTTCATCGCGCGCCCGAGATAGTCCCTGCCGTAGTCGTTGGCCATGGCTACACCCGATCTGGGGTCGGACGGCCCATGTTCTCGGTGGTGTTGACCACGCCCGGCGCCGGAGCAGGCGGGGTGGGAACCGGGGGTGTGGGCTGCTGAGCCGGCTGGTTGAGCGAAGCCTGGTCCTTCGCCAGCTGCTTCGACAGCGCCTCCAGCTTCTCGTCGCGCTCCTTGCGCTCGCGCTCGACACGGGCCTCCGGGGTCTCGTCCATGCGCTTGCGCTGCTCGTCAATGGCCTCCTGCGCCTTGCCATGGGCTGCCTCGATCGCGGCGGCGCGCTCTTCGCGGGCGGCGGCCGCGTCCCAGCCCGGCTGCTTGCCACCGGGGTTCAGACCGTCGCGGTAGGCGGTGTCCGCATCCACCGGCGCCTTGTGGGTGTAAGGGTTGAAGCTACGGGTATCCACGCCGTTGACCATGTAGTCGGCCTCGGACAGCACCGGCGCTTCGGGGTCCGGCTCGCCATCGGGGTTGACAAAACTCTGGTCGACGACGTAGCCGCGCTGGTTGAAGATGATGGTCCAGATCCGCCCCTTGGAAATGATCTCCATCTTGCAGCGCGAGGTATCCGCGCCGGCGTAGGAGAAATTGATGCGCGCAGCCTCGTCGGCGTCATCGGTCTTGAGCTCGACGGTCTGCGGTGAATGAATGGCGAACATGGTAGCCTCCAGTGGTGTTGGGCAGGCGTAGGCGTTGCGGGACGCAACCCTTGTTGCCAAGCTAGGGCCGGTGTGGTGATGTGTCAATGCGCCGGGTTATTCCCCTTTCACGGCGCCGGTGGCCACAGGTCCTTACGCCCCCACGGTGAGGGGCTGGTGGCCACCGTTAGCCGGAGGGCCTACAGACCGGCCGCAGGATTGGCTGCGGGGGGCGTGGAGCCACCATCGACAGGCGGGGATGGTACGGGAGCCGGTGGCACATTCGCCGCCAGTGCGTCCGCCAGGGCCTTCTTGTTGGCCTCTGCGCCCTCGAAGACCTGATCGATCTTGGCCTGCACGGCCGGGGGCAGCGTCACGCCAGCGAGGGCGTCTTCCACCTGCTTGCGCAGGCCGGCGATCAGTTCGGAGACCGAGGCGATCGCGGTCTTCTCGTCGGCGATGTCCTGAAGTACCTGGTCGAGGGTTGCCATGATGTTCTTCTCCATGAGGTCAAGGCGGGTGTCAATCTGATCGAAGCGCTTACCGAGATTGTCCAGTCTCTGGAACACCGCGGCGAACTGGCTCGATAACCATGTGACCAGGGCCGGATCGTCTCCCCGTTCGAGGATAACCCGGATGGAGCGCATGCTGCGGTCTTGATGAGCCATGCGGAACAAGTACGCTGACGGCGTGAAGGTTGCAAGACGGGTCAGAATGTTTCGCGGGTATACAGTCGCCACTGCCACTGACCGCCATGGCGGTGATAGGTTCGCCGTAGGAAGTCGTGGGTGCGGTACGCACGGCGGGGCATATGAGGTTCCAAAAAGTCCGGTGGCTTCGCCGGATAAGTCTTGGGAGGTGGGCTGAATGCCCGAAGTATTAGTGGGGGAGTTTTTAAAATTTTGCACGCGGTATTTGGCGTGGATCATAAAAAATCAAATTTCGCCCGTCCCCCGCGCAAAACCCTGAGTTAAGCAATAATGTGTCGCACACAATATTGTTTCGCGTGTGGGGGGTGTGCACATGGGCCCACACTGCCTTACATGTAAGCCTGCACGCCTGGTTCCCAATGCTAGTAGCCATGTCAGGTTACATATGTCCAATGTCAGCCTGACATTACTAGCATTCATCCATTGGGATCATTACCAAATCGGCCAAATGTAAGACAATGTAAGAAAGTAGTAGTATTATTTTGAAATAGGATGCTCTTAAGCGTTTTGGCATGTAACCCACCTCGCCTTACATGGTCAGCCTTACATTGTTTTTATGTTTTCGGAAATACTACTATTATAGCCCATAACGTGAACACTTTCCAATTACCTCAATATTCCCATATACTTAATAGTGGAACAATAGTAGTTTATCCATGCAATGCTTGCATAGCTTCGCACATGCGATATGCAAAAATGTGGGTCAAATGGGTTACATTATCGTTGACAGCCTGACAAAACACGCCTTACATGTAACCCTATTGTAACCCATTTGAACTGACATTTGGGTTACATGTTACCCAGTAAATGTCAGCCAAAAGGACAAACAGAGTGGATAAAGACAGTTTTAAAGTACTTCGAAAGTCATTCAGTCTGACGCAAGCTGAGATTGGCAAGCAATTAGGCTTCTCGCGCCAAGCGGTCATCAATTGGGAAAAGGGCAACCACCCGCTCCCGCATGACATTGTGGAACGCTTGGCTAAAGCCAATTTGACCGCGCCGGCGCAACAGGCTGAGGCAGTAAAATTTGTAACGCGCCAGTCGCACCCGCAATGTTTCTGGCTTGAAGGTGGCAAAAATGGTCGCACGGCTCGCACATTGGCCCATCCTCGCTGGTGGGCGGGGCCCGGATCGCCTTTTCACACCCTGTGCAGCGAAGAGCAATGGAATGTGGAATACACCAAGCAGGTCACTGCACTCGATCTAAAGGCCTATGTGCCCCCGACGGCGCAACAGGCTTACGATGCCATGGTGACGCGAGGCATCAGCGATGCAGCTGCGCGCCGGTATCTCGCATGGATGCGCTCGCCGCTGCCTGGAACGGTCGAACCGCCGCGAATCAGTATGGCCGAATTGACTGATGGCGAAGTCACAGACGACACTATTGGAACCTGACAACCAACCCCGAAAGGCTGAGAACATGAAACAACTCGAAAAATTGCTGGAAGCCTACAAAGCATCTGGCCGATGCGCGTTCTACTACCCGCGCAAGCAAATGGTCAGCCTTAACGGCCACAAGGCCATTCCGGTCAAGGATGCCATGGCCAGGATGACTGAGACCATGGCGAGGGACAACGCCACATTCGCGCGTCTAGATCCTACCAACCACCCCGACTAAGAACGAAACCCCTGACGGGGTCGTGCAGTCAAGCTGCACCTGATGAGTTCAAACAAAGGGGAAAACCAATGGCTGACTTTGACACTATCGATCGCGTGCTTCTGTATTTGTGCGCCCTCCTGATGGCCGCACCGCTCGCAGTCGTCTCAACCTGGATATTTTGAAATGAAAGCCAGATCAAAACGCCAAAAGCACTTCGTCACCGTGGCACGCCGCGAGTATCAAACCGACGATGTTGAGATTGACGATAACCCGAAAATCTCGCCATCCGAAGATGGTTGCTGGGTTGCCGCGTGGGTATGGATTTCCAACGAATTGGAAAAAGACCACGACGATTAGAGCCTCACTGAGAGCCGCAAACTTCCAAGCTACCAAGTGACACCACCTCAAAAATAACTCACCACGCGCCACGGCTGTGGCTGGAACTCAAGACGAAAGGGACTGAAAATGGCACATAAACCGCGTTTCCACCTGATTATGGAAAATACATGGGGCAAGCTGGACGAACGCTTCGCCGATACTCCGGATGAGGCAAAAGAGAAATTGCAGGACATGATTGAAGGCACGGAAATCAGCGATGGCGATACGTGGCGCATTGTTGACCGTGAACATGAATAAAGAACGAAACACCTCGCAAGAGGTGTCCGCCGGTCAGGCCGGCGCTGAGGAGTTCAAACAAGGGGAAGCGAGATGATTATTGGCACGAGCTACTTTCCGAGCAAAGCAAAAGCCTTGCGCTACTACGCATATGAGTCCGCCACCATGGCTGACATCGAGCGAAAGCTAGATGAGGGCCTGATCCACATTGGCGCGCCACCGCTCAAAGCTGGCAAGGAGCGGTGGTGCTTCGTGGACAGTGGGTTGCGCTACGGCATCGAGACTTCGGACTAAATTCGCAACTTTATATCTCAAAAACCGCTCGGCTAAAAACAGGCCACTTGACAATCGTTGACAAGTGTGTTATAATTGACACATTCAACAACTCGAAAGGGAACACTATGAGCAAGCCAAAGGTAGGCCAGCGCGTGCAATGGGCACCTGATGATTCGCGTGGCACCATCATCGAATTACTGCCGAATGATATCGTGCGCGTGGAGTGGGACACGCCGGACCCTGACACGGGCGATACCATTACCGAGAACGGGCTTGCCCCGCACCTCAGTTTGAGGCTGCTGTAAAAACGCAAGATTGTTGCTCAAAAACCGCTTGCGAGTTGTCAAAGGTAGCGTAGACTCGCAAGCACTGAGCCGATGGCCGGCAGGGCTGGCCATAACTTACCGAAGCACAGGAGCGAGCCGTGGACACAGGCCGGGTAACGCCCGGCCACCACTGCTTAAGGGGATAAAGATGCTTACTTTCGTGGTGATTGGAATGCTGTGCAACTCCCAGCAATGCTATTGGGCAATGGCGGACGTGGCGCGTGAGCCCGTGGTTTTTCCTTCTTACGAAAGCTGCAAGGCGAGCGCCGATCGGCTGCGCGCCAACTCGATCATGTTTTTCAAGACGGATTGCATGGTGAAGCCGTGAGACCAACTCTCCATACCCGCCTGCTGCGCGTAGCCGCGTTCGCGCTGGTCAATATCGTCCTCATCAAATGGCTGATGGTGCTGCATCCATGAGACCCCATTTCTCCGACCAGGAAGCCCGCCAGATCCTTGACGACCGCAAGCGCCAGCGCGATGCCGAGTGGTTGCGTGGCGTGATTGGCGAACGGACTTACCTGGTATCGCTCCAGATCCTTGGCTATTCGCCAAACGACGCGAAGACCGAGCTCAATCATTTGAAACTGGATCAGGCACGCAGATGAGCACGCGCGGACCAAAGATAGATTCCCTGAAGGCCGCGCGAGCCAAGGAAAAGCGCCAACGCAAGCTGCCGGCTGAGGATAAGACACCGGTTGAGCCGGTCATCATCAAGTCGCATCTCAGGCGGTTGGAGCGGAAGACATGACCCACGATGATGGATTCGCCTGGGGCTGCCGCCTCGCATGGCGCTGGCTTCCAATCACAGCACTGGTCGCTGTCTGTATCCTGCTGTCAGGCTGCTACGAGCCGGCGTCAACGTGGAGCGACAAGCAGGGCCGATATCGTCCGACTGACGAAGTACGTCGAGAGATTATCAACGAAGAGATCGACAAGCGGGAAATGGAGCGCGGCAAATGATCCGCGCCGCGATCTACGCCTTTCTGATCGGCGCCGGCATTGTCTGGTTCGCTAACACGCTGACCGCGCCACGCAACTACATCTATTACGGAGTGCCGCATGACTGACCAGACTTCTCCCGAGACCGAAACTGTTCCGCTCCCTGTTCGAATGCGCGATTTTATCAAGAGCGGCATCACGCAATTCAAAGAGCATGAGCTTCGCGAAATCGTCGCCGTTTTCTGCCGGTTGCCCGGCATCGCGCCTGCCGCAAAGCCCGGTCTTGCCCAATGTCCGGACCTGTGGCGCCCAATCGAGACGGCGCCGAAAGATGGCACTGCAATTCTGCTTACTGACGCGAGAGTGTTGGGATGGACCCAGGTTGCCGGGTGGGATGAATATCAATTCCGCGGGGAGACACGTTGG